CGACCATCTCATTGGTCGTGTGAGTAAACTGATCTTAAACACCCTAAACTCAAAGGATGTCGAAAATGCAGCGTACAAACACGGCCCGGGTGCCGTCAAAGAAGGTTACTCGACGAACCAGAAATGGCTCGCCTTGTACGAAGCCGTCAAGAGTGACGACTTCGAAATCCAGCGTGCAGGCCTCTGGGGGATTGAAGAAACAGTCCCCAAAGAACTTGTACGAGAAACACGCCCCACTGAAGTTCGTCGTGGACCTAAAGTCCCCGATGAGCGCAGACCACCAAGTAAGGCGGTTCCAGCTAGATCTCGCTTACGAGCGTTATCTAGAGGAGATAGGGATGTTCTCATAGGTGCTGGATTCTCCGACCTAGACGGAGCTTCGAGAAGCAGTGCGAAGCTAATTTCTGTCGAGAAGGATTCTTCCTCTCGCAGAACAATTACGGTTGAGCCAATGCTAAAACAGTTCGTTCAGCAGGGGCTCAATATCCTTCTCCGAGATAGCATCAAGGAGTGTAGGATCTTGCGTAATAGCATAGCACTTACCGACCAAACGTTCAACCAAAAGTTGGCGTTGGAAGGATCCCAGTACGACAACTGGGCAACCATTGACCTGAAATCGGCGTCGGACCTCTTGAGTGTTTCACTCGTGAAGTCTGTATTCCAAAATCAGGAGCCATTTCTTGGCTACATGATGGATTGCCGTTCTCCCATAGTAACCTGTGTGGGTAAACCCCCACTGGTCTTAGGGAAATTTGCCGGAATGGGAAACGCTTTAACATTTCCAGTCCAAAGTATCTGCTTTGCAGTGGTATGCATCGCAGCCATACTAGACGCTGAGGGCACTGCCCCCAGCTACTGGAGTGTTAGGCGAGCTTCTCGGCGTATTCGCGTGTATGGTGATGATATTATCATACAACGCAAGTACGCTCACCAGTGTGTGGACTGGCTAACTGCTGTTGGTTTGAAAGTCAACAGCAAGAAGAGCTTTCTCGAAGGAAACTTTAAAGAAAGCTGCGGTGTCGACGCGTTTAGAGGAGTTGACATAACTCCTCTTTATATTAGACACCGTCCAGACCAAACCGAGGCTAGTCCAAACGTAATTGCTAGCTTTATAGAACTGAGTAACCACTTGTGGTTACGCGGACTCTACGCGGCTAGCACCTGTATCAAGAATGAAGTGGAAAGGACCCTAGGAAGGTACCTCCCATTTGTATCTCGATGGTCAGGAGCGTTTGGGTGGCATACTCATCTCGACACTCAGACAGTACATAAGTTCTGTCGGAGTACGCATAGGTTCCAAACCAGAACACTTGCGCTGGCCTCTATAAAAAAGAGTGACCAGTTAGATGGGTATCCTGCTTTGCTCAAGTGCCTTTCGCAAGCTCGACTCACCGCCTCCCAGAAAGGAGAAGATGAGATTAAGAGCATACGTAAGGTCTCAAAGAGTCTTTTTCCGAAGCCTAAGGCGACGGATTTAGATCACTTGGACAAAACCTCAATGCGCTATAACTGGCGCATTAAGCCGAGGTGGGTGCCGACCCGAGAAGGGTCGGTTTAATCTCGCTCGAGTAAATGAGCGAGTCAGAGATGGCATCTTAATACAGTTAGGATTTGACAGAAGTCTCTTCCTCG